ACGGCTTTCACCACGCCCCATCTGGTTATCATGCCGGATAAACCTCTTTACAACGCACAGATGAATGAGACGAACATCACAACCGGCGGCTATGTTGGTTCTAAAATGTACACCAAGAATCTGGCGCAGGCGAAAACGTTGGCGGCGAGTGCCTTTGGTGACTTGATTCTCACCCACCGTGAATATCTGACAAACGCCGTTTCGAATGGATATCCTTCGGCTGGTGCTTGGTTTGATTCTACGCTGGAACTTCCGAATGAAATTATGATGTACGGAAGCCTTGTCTTTACTCCGGCAGGAGATGGTACGGTCGTTGTGAACCGTTATACGATCGGAAAGACGCAGCTTGCTTTGTTTACGGTGGTTCCGAAGATGATCTCAAATCGTGCAACGTTCTGGCTCAGAGATATCGTTTCTTCGGCTGTTTTCGCTTTTGTGGACTCCGGTGGCGTTACGCACTGCAGCGGCGCTTCGAGCTCTCATGGAGTTCGTCCGGTCTTCGCTATTGGTTAGTCTGAATCCAGGGGGCCCTGTGCCCCCACGAAAACCGTACACAGGTGACAACAATCTGTGCTATAAAAAAGAAAAATCTAAATGAAAGGTGTGAAGCAAAATGGAGGATAAGATTTATAAGATTACTCTGTCCGATGAAACTGTTCTTGATAATTTGAGGTTGAACGGTAATAACTTTATATCTTCATCGGAAATCAATGAGTCCGTTTTTGACGGAAATTGTTCGATCGTAACAATCAACGATGGAGAAAAGGATGAAGTTCACATGAACATGGAACTTGTCCAGATTACCAAGGTCAATGACAAGTATTGGTTTGTCTTGCGGGAGGTTCCAGAAACAGAGCTGGGCTTTGTTAAAATGCAGTCAGATATCGAATATATTGCCATGATGTCTGAAATCGAACTATAAAAGGAGGAAACAGTTATGGAACATAGCAAGAATTACGACAAGGTAAAACGCTACTACAATTTGGGTATGTGGAATGAAGTACGGGTTCGGAATGCAGTGAAAAAGAACTGGATTACGGAAGAAGAATTCAAAGAGATCACAGACAAGGATTATGCATGAGTGTCCTTGTGAGTGACCGGACTGAATCCAAATTTGAAGCGATTACATATTCCATTGAATTGCATGATATGTTGATTGACCTTATGCAGCGTAGTTTCGGAGTGAAAGATTTGGATCAGCTTGTTCGGATAAGATATGCTCACGGAAAGGATGCAACAGAAGATTTTTCAAGGTATAGATATTTAATGCTGAATTATAAAAATCGAATTGACCAGTTGGCTTCTATGCTGACTAGCAATGTCCGAGCGGCTAATTCTATCTATCCGACTACGCTGCACGAATATGAGCAAAGAAGAGATTATCAGAATACAGCCATAGTAAACTGCGAGCAGCTTTTGAAAGAGTTGCAACGAATCGTTGAGATATTCGAAGTGGACGTTAATCTCTACAGTCGCTATGTTAAAGCTATCGACCGAGAAATCGGATTGATAAAGAAGTGGCGTCAACGAGATAACCGAATCAAGTCACAGTTAAAAGGGTAATGTCTAATTATGCGTCGTTTCTTCGGCTAATTTCGCTAATGTGAACAACAATGGCAATACGAACTACAACAACGCTTCGAACTCTAATGGAGTTCGTCCGGATTCTCTGCTTAACCAACAGAGAAGGAGACATTGTCCTTTCCAAATGGATAAATAGCAAAGCCGGACGCAATTTACTACGGTAAGTATTGCTATCACGGTGAATGATTTATGAACTATGAGGAGATTATCTGTGACGCCAACAATTTGTATAGAGCTTACAAGGTTTCTGTCAAAACCAGCAAGTGGAAGGAAACAACGCAGAAATTCATGATGAATTTTCTTCGGTATATCTTTTCCATTCAAGACGACCTGATGAATCGGACTCTTCAAAATGGACCGACACAGGAATTCACGCTGTTTGAGAGAGGCCGAGTAAGACCTATTACAAGTATTCAAATTCGGGATCGCATTATTCGGCATGTTTTGTGCGATGAAGTCTTGCTTCCCGAAGTGAAGAAGCATATTATCTATGACAATTGTGCTTCGATTAAAGGAAGAGGTATCTCTCATCAGCGGGACAGGTTCGAAGTTCATCTCCGTAAATACTATCGGTTGTATGGAAATGAAGGATGGATATTGTTCGGAGACTTTTCCAAGTTTTACGATAATATCATTCATGAAATTGCCAAACGGGAATTGTTAAAGCTGTTCGATGATGACGAATTCATTGACTGGTTGCTAACACAGATTTTTGATGGATTTAAAATTGATGTTTCTTACATGACGGACGAGGAATATGCCACATGTATGTCTGACACTTTCAACAAGTTAGATTATAGGAACATTCCAGAGTCAAAGCTGACAGGCGAAAAGTGGATGGAGAAGTCGGTTAATATTGGAGACCAGCTATCACAAGTCATCGGGATTTATTATCCGTATCGGATTGATAATTACGTCAAATATGTAAGAAGCCAGAAGTTTTATGGAAGATACATGGATGACTGGTATATCATGAATCCGAGTAAAGAAGAACTCTTTGATCTGCTAGATCATATTCATCAAATTGCAGAAGAATATGGAATCCATATCAATAAGAAGAAAACTCGAATTGTGAAGATTTCCAGCACGTACAAATTTCTGCAAATAAAATACAGTTTAACAGATTCCGGAAAGGTAATTAAGCGAATCAATCCGAAGCGGGTTACTACGATGCGCAGAAAGCTCAAGAAACTCGCCGTCAAAGTGAAAAACGAGGAGATAACGTATGAAAATGTAGAGAATATGTTTCGGGGCTGGATGGGAAGTTTTTACAAACTTTTGTCGAAGGAACAAAGAAAGAATTTGATAGGTCTCTATGAAGATTTATTTGAAAAGTCGATTACAATCATCAGCAAAAGGATGATCATAACCGATAAAATCAAATAGTTATGGAGGATACTAAAATGGAACCATGGTTTCAAATGGTGGTGACGATTGTGTGTGCAGTCGTCGCCTCTTCTGGTTTTTGGGCGTATATCCAGAAGAAAAGTGAGAAAAAAGATGTGAGGACGCAGATGCTGATTGGTCTTGCTCACGATAGAATTATCTATCTGGGAATGTCCTACATCGAGCGGGGATGGATCACGCAGGACGAATATGAAAATCTGCACGATTATCTCTACAAGCCCTATGAAGAGATGGGCGGAAATGGCTCAGCTAAAAAAGTCATGCAGGAGATCAATAAGTTGCCCATTCACAAATCAACCTATATTCAAGAAAATCAGTAGGAGGAATTAAAATGATGGAACAGATTATGAACTATGTGCAGCCTGAGTTAATCGTTGTGGCGATTGTCCTTTACTTCTGCGGTATGGGTCTGAAGCAGACTCAGGCAATCAAGGACAAGTATATTCCGTTGATCCTCGGTGTCGGCGGCATCGTCCTTTGCGGAATCTGGGTTTTGGCCACTTCTCCATTAGGGAGTGGTCAGGAGATTGCAATGGCTATATTTATCGCAATTGTTCAGGGAATTTTAATGGCCGGTCTCAGTACCTATGTAAATCAGATCATTAAGCAGGCAAATAAAGATGAGTAGCAAGCGGACAGAGCGTGAAACCGTTCTTTTTTTTTATTTCCAAAAGAGAGGATGAGAGAATATGGCTATTAACAAAGTAATCTATGGTGGAGAGACACTGATCGACCTGACCGGCGATACCGTAACCGCTGATAAGATTCTTTCCGGCTTTACCGCCCATGACAAAGGAGGGGAGCCGATCACAGGTACTTGTGAATATGACGTAGATTCTTCTGATGCAACAGCCGCTGTTGCTGAAATTCTTCAGGGAAAGACCGCGTATGTACGAGGTCAGAAACTGACGGGAACCATGAAGAATAACGGAGCTGTGACAGGTACAATTTCTTCAAAGGATGAAGAGTACACCATTCCGCAGGGACATCACGATGGTTCTGGTAAAGTTGGGATTTCGGCAGCAGAAAAAGAGAAAATCATTCCGGATAATATTCGAGAGGGTATTACTCTGCTTGGTGTAGAAGGTTCTATGTCAGGTACGGAAGATGCCAAGCCACAGGCAAAGACAGTTACACCTTCTACAAAGGAGCAGACAGTGCTTCCGAATTCTGAGGAAGGATATAACTACTTATCGCAGGTTACAGTCAAAGCAATCCCATATAACGAAAGCGAGAATCCCGCTGGAGGTACTACGGTAACTATCGGGTAGGAGGGAGGCTTAAATGGCTACAAATAAAGTCGTTTACAGCGGCAGAACCCTCATAGATTTGACTGGGGATACTGTGACAGAAGAAACTCTGCTAAGAGGTTATACGGCTCACAGAGCAGACGGGACGCAGATTGTGGGAACAGCATTTGCCGATTATCCGGAGCGATATTCGTTTCTTGACCCTCTTCAAGATTCAAATGGAGAAAAGATCCTTGATAATTCGAATAATGTACTACAGGGTGAAACGGTGTATAAAAAGGTGTAGAAATGTCGTTTACTTCTTGAATATTCCTATACTTTTGATAAAAGAATGGCTAAAAATCAAGGTTTCCTGTTTCCCTGGAGGAAGCGGCAAAGGCTGGGAAATTCTAAGAAATCCAGTAAAATTAAGGATTTAAGATGTTGTTAAAAGTAGAAAAAAGTAGGGAAATGTATGTAACTCATACATTATCCCTACACTACTTCTACACCCATATTCCTACACTAAAAACAAGCTATTTTATTTTTTCTATATCTTCTCTCAGCCATTCCAAATCGCGGACAGTATAAGTAGATTCTGTTATGTCTTGTATGGTATGTCCAACCATTTCTTTAAGTGCATACTCATCCATACCGGATTTTTTCCCCATCGTAACAAAGGTTGTTCGTGGATCATGAGGTCTATGATTCGGGTTTAGATTCAATTGACTAATCACTTTTTCAAAACGATTAGCGTATTTGTCGTACGTTACAGACCAGGAACCGGAATGTGTCTGTCCTTTATCATTAAAAAGATATTCACTATTGATAGAAATTGCAAATTTATAATTACGTTCAACGAATTTTAGGATTCTTGGATGAATAGGAACTATCCGTTGCTTCCCTGCTTCTGTCTTCATTCCAGCTTGCATATACCTTTTTTCTAAATTGACCTCGTC